ACCATCCCCTGGGCGAAGGTGTATTCTCACGCCTTCCAAGGTCCTGGTGGTTGGTACATCGAAAACTCTCTCACCACTCTCAACGAGAAAGATCCTGTTGGTGAGATCAACCGCAAACTCTGGAACAGCGGTAGTGATGAAGACAAAGAGACTGCTCGTAAGCAGAAGCGTAAGCTCCAGTATTACAGCAACATCCTTGTCGTGAAAGATCCTAAGAACCCCGAGAACGAGGGTCGTGTGTTCCTCTACAAGTATGGTAAGAAGATCCATGACAAGATCCTCGCTGCCATGCAACCTGAGTTTCAAGATGAAGACCCCGTGAATGTCTTTGATCTTTGGGAAGGTGCTAACTTCAAACTGAAGATCAAGAAGGTTGCTGGTTACTGGAACTACGATAGTTCTGAGTTCGATAGTGTCTCTGCCCTGAGCGCAGACGATGATGAACTGGAAAAGATCTGGAAGTCCGAGCACTCGCTTGAAGCGTTCACTAACAAGGACCAGTTCAAGACCTATGAAGAACTGGAAGCACGTCTGAACCTTGTGCTTGGCGTCGGTCAGCGTTCTGCTGCCCGCGCCTCTGTGGATGATGAAGAGTTCGAACCTTCCTATCCTGATCCTGAACCTCAGTCGTTCCGCTCTCGTGTCTCTGCTGCTCCCTCTCCTGTGAAGGAAGAGGCAGTCGTTGATGATGACGATGCTCTGTCTTACTTCGCTCGTCTTGCTGAAGAAGACTGATTGTTAGGGATCAAACATTAACTAATCCTTAACTCTAAATATACGGACCTCTGCTATAATACAGAGGTCTTTTTTAATGAGACAAGTAAACCCAATTCAAAGGAAATTTCCCATGAAAGCAATCGCTCTTGCTGCTCTGGCACTGCCCATGATCGCAGCACCTGCCCTTGCAGGACCCTATGTGTCCACGAAGTCTGAGTTCAAGTTCTCGGACGACAACTACAAAGAAGCAGTCAACCAAGCTCGTGTTGGTTATGACTGGAAGGTTGGTATCGCCAAACCTTATGTTGAACTTGGCGGTGGTGCTAAGACCCCTGATGGTGGTTCTTCTACTGGTTTCACCGCTGCTGAAATCGGCACTGGTCTTGCCCTGACTGAGAAACTGTCTGCTAAAGCAAAGGCAGAATTCATCAGCACCAGCACTAAGACTGACTGGAAAGTTGAGATCGGCACCAAGTACAAGTTCTGAGGTATAACTGATGAAACTCAAAGCAATCGCAGCTGCCGCCTTGGCAGCACCCCTGGTGGTAGCATGTGGATCCACCGAGCAAGCATCAGTTGAACCTTTCACATTGGATGGAGCAGGGGCAACTTTCCCTGCTACCCTTTACAATTCGATGCTGTATAATTTCAACCAAGATACTGGCAACAAAGTAAACTATCAAGCAGTTGGTAGTGGTGCTGGTGTTCGTCAGTTTATTGCTAAGACCGTTGACTTCGGTGCCTCTGATGGTGCTGTCGCTGACGCCAAGCAACCCCCCGAAGGTATGGTTCACATCCCCATGACTGGTGGTGCTATCGTCCCTGCTTACAACCTTCCTGGTTGTGATGCTAAGATGACCCAGACCGAACTTGCTGACGCATTCCTCGGCAAGATCACTAACTGGTCTCACTTCGGTTGTGAAGACAGACGCATCACTATCGTCCATCGTTCTGATGGTTCTGGCACTACCAAAGGTTTCACTAACTCCCTGTCAGCATTCTCTCCCGAGTGGAAAGAAAAGGTTGGCACTGGTAAGTCAGTGAAGTGGCCTGTTGGTATTGGTAGCAAAGGAAATGCTGGTGTTGCTGCTACACTCAAGTCTCAACTTGGTGGTCTTGGTTATGTCAACTATGATTATGTGAAGAATGGTCAGCTGACCCAACCTGCTCTTCAGAACAAAGCAGGAAACTTCGTGAAGGCATCTGCTGAGACTGCATCTGCTGGTCTTGGTGAGATTGTCCTTGACGATCAACTGCGTGGTGCTGACGCTAACCCCGCTGGTGCTAATGCCTATCCTATCGTCTCCTTGACTTGGATTCTGGCATACCCTGAGTATGAAAAGAATGAAGATGTGAAGACAATGCTCCGCTACATGCTGACGCCTACGCAACAGCAGAAAGCAGACGCACTAGGTTATGTTCCCCTCCCCGAGGGTCTGCGTCAGAAAGCACTCGCTGCTGTCGAAACGCTAAAGTAAAATTGAATAACTGATTTCACGAATTGGGGAAAAATTTTTCCCCAATTTTTTTGTCTAAAAAGTCGCGTCAGATTCTTGCTCTCTTAAGTCTAGATGAAACATAATCATCGCTCTTCTTGTACTTATTCTTTTGTCTAAAGTCAGAAACAAATTGTTGGAAGTATTCGTATTTTAATATAAAGACCTCTCTTTTTTTCTCATTCTCTGCAGTAAAATGTTCCATTACTGTGATTGGTCTTGCAACTTGGTTACCATCCTTCTCTACATAAGTACCATCAGAGAATAAAAATTTGTGAGTTTTTTCGTAGAACTCTTTATCTACATGTAGACCTTCTGGATACTGACCGTACTTATAAGTTTCGTAGTGATGTATAGTACCATAGGGATCTTCATATTCAGATTGAATAATTTTAGTGAGTTCTGCATTTGTAAGTGGCCAATCAAATTGTGCGTTCACAACATTATTTGACAGAAGGACGACCCAATCATACATTGGATCTCCATAGAATTTCTTTGCTATGTGTTCTGGTCTTTCTTTATCTTGAATTGAATAAAGATCAAAGAATACAGCACTCTCAAAGATATTAGGATTGAGTTGATATCTCCTAAAGAAATTTTTTGCAACAGTAATGTTTGATTCTGTAAATGGATATCCAATAGGTTTAATTGGATATTCTATGTTAGGAACGAGAGAAAAATACATTAGTGACCTCCATGTAAATTCTTATTTGTACCAAATTTTAGTGTACTTGGTCTTACGGGTGCAATGTCTTCTCTGTATACAAGTTTGAGTTCTTTGAATGACAATCTAAGTTCTGTTGAAACTGGATAACCATCTCTTGTTACAACATATCCATTGTCGCTAGTGTAATTAACATCTACGCCAACTAAAGCACATGTTTTGTATTGTGGCAAGAATGGATGCATGTTATTTCCTTTCATGAATACAAATTTGCATACACTTGGAACAGAAATGAATCCTACTTTTGTTCTTGCATCGTTAAAAGTATTTACAACAGCACCTGCTCCTGATACTTTACCACCTTGTTGTCTTCCAGGTCTTCCAAATGATGGATGCATACACAATTTAAATGTTCTTACAATCTCATAGATAACTTCTGCTTCATCTTTATTATTAGGAACTAATTTCCATGTAAAATCGATAGTTCTCATCTGTGGACTATCATATAACAATTCTATATTTGGATTGGTGACAACACCAGCAGCAGATGCAAATAAGTTGTTTCTACTAAGAGTTTCTCCAGTAGTTTTTGCAATTTCTCCTCTAATATAGTCAGCACCATTGATTTCTGGCATTCTGCCAAAAGCATTGCCTAAATTTTCAAGCTGACCTGCAGCAGCACCAGCAATGTCACCTCTTCTCAGCGCCATACCACCTCTGATTCTAGCAACAGCAGTATTACTAAACTCTTGAGCATTCCATGTAGCAGCGTATCCAGATTGAACATCTGGTGGAATGTATAATACAACTTGGTTGAGTTGTGTATCTATTGATAGATTTGTAGTAGCAAGATTATATTCTTCTAGAGTTCCGTATTCTCCTGTAGCTTGTTGACTAAAAACTCTTAAAAAATTCTTAGAACCAACACCACCTCTTCCAAATGGAGGTTCATAACGATAGAATTGGAACAGCATGTATTCTGTTTCAGCATTTTTAATGTCTAAAGGATATCTTAAAGACTCCGTATGAGCATTATTTCTATCATCATTTCCAGTAACAGCTTTGTCTTGAACTTTAAATGAGATTTGATCTGGTCCAGCAATGTTGTCTTTTAAATCTCTCGCTACCTGTTGTGCATCGGACAGTATATCAGCAGTAAATCCTAAAGCAAATGCTACGGCAGGATTCTCCAAAAGAAAATCAA